CTGAGTACGGGTTCATCCCTGTTTCATAAGGAATTTTAATCTGTACTGACTCAAAAGGCTTTGCATAACGAGTTTTCATGATTTTACATGCTGCACGAATACCATTTACTTCGCTAGTCTTGTTACCATCTTCATCTTCTTTAAGTTTTAGTTTTTTCATGGCAACCACGATAGAACTTGCGTAAATGAAGCCTTGTCCGCCTGAGATTTTATCATCTGGGTCGAACATATCTTGGCTAGCGTATGTGTGATTTGTAGCCACAAGACCGACATTGTAACTACCAAACATATTAACACAGTTACGAACAAGAGCCGTAAGTGCTTTTGGCTTTCTACCCATGTCACCTTTAAGATCTCCTGCTTCAAATTGATTAACGTCAGTTGGTGTAAGCATCATGCCAAGGCTGTCTATGACAAAGAGGACCTTTGGACGGTCAGTCATTTCCTTGTATTCTTTCATGAACTCGTTGATTGTTTTAGCAACATCATCGATCATGGCCATGTTGAGTTTTAGCAATTTTTCTTCGCTAGTGTCAACACCTAATGCTTCTAACCAATCTTTATCCAATGCATTTTCTGTGTCAATAAGAATAACATAGATACCTTGTTGTTGTGCATTACGTACTAGATTGCCGCTACAAATAAAACTTTTGCCTGCGCCGCTTTCTCCAGCAAACACAGTAACTTTTCCAAGAGGAACACCTTTGTGGAAGTCACCGCTGATGAGATAGTTTAGTGTGTAATTGCCTGTGCTGATCCAATCAGTAGGATCATTAAACCCAACACCGAGTCCGTCGATAGACTTGGTTAGGGTTTTTCTAAATTTAGATAAATCGAATGCTTTTGTGGCCATTATTGATCTAACTCCATTGAATTCCACTCTTTGATTACTGCAATAACGTCCTCTTCTGTATTGCACATAGTCTTAGTGTTTTTCCATTCTTCTTTTTTGTCACGACCGCCAATTTCTACCATCCAACCGTTGTCATAACGATTAATTGTAATTGACTCGTTGACTTTTGCTAATTTAGTTAATTTTGCCATTTTATTCTCCTAATAGGTGTGAGAACTTGGGCGTATGACTAAGTCACATTGGCCCAAGCCTTGTTTATTGCTTTTGACGATTGCGAATCATTGCCAAGATGTCTTGAGCACGTGAATCGCCTGATGATTCTTCTGCTTTTGGAGCAGGAGCTGCTTTTGTTGTAGCAACAGGAGCAGGTTCATCATCGTAACTGTCTTCTGCTGATGCAGATGCTTTAGGAGTAGATGCTTTGTTAGGATCACCAGTGTTTTGGCCCATGCCTGCTGGTTTAAAATATTGACCCCAACGTTCCATGTCAAATGCTTCGCCGTCAACTGACGCTTCAAACATTTCTTTCATGACTTTCAATTCAATTTCAGTTGGCTTTTTAGGCAAGAAATCTGACAAGTTGTACAAGCCATGATTTTTAATTGCATCTTGTTCTTCATCGCTCAAAGGACGTTCACGACGTGCCCAGCTCGATGTTGAATAGTCTGCATAACCGCCTTTGCTTCCTTTTTTCATACGGAAGTCTAAACCATGTACGTAATCAGTTGGCAAATCTTCCAACTCTGGATCAACCAACGCACTACGAATTAGTTGGAAAATCTGAGGACCGATAATAAAACGGCGAATTGGATTTTCAGGTTTGGTTTCTTCCTTCAAACCATCTTCTGCAACAAATCCTTGGAAAATATAACTACGCTTTTTCCAATATTTACGACCCATATCTTCAAGTGCAGGGTCTTTAAACCAACCACGAACTTCTGTTAGAATTGGGCAAGTGTCGCCATACATTTCCATGCATGGTACTTGTACGATTGTGGATTTGCTTTCTGTTTCACCTTTGATTCCAGCGAATGGCAATTTAATCATTGCACGTTCGACCCAGAAAAAAGTGTTGTCTTGATTACCGTCGGGTAAGAAACGAAGTACGGATTCACCGCCTTCTTTGAGATTCCAGAACGGATAAATTGAGTTATCTCCGCCTGTTCTTTCGCCTGAACCTTTTTGTTCAGATGCCTTTAGTTTTGCTCTAATTTCAGCCAAAGTTGCCATAGTTTTCTCCTTTATTAGCCTTTGTTTTTTTTGCCTATATTGTTTTACACCCAGTAAAACAAAAAGTGCATATACCTAAGTATACGCACTTTTATTTAGCAGAGCAAGATAAATTTTGCTCTAAATCTGGTATTATTTTGCCAAACCTGCTAAGTGAACGATGCTTGCCAAACTTTGATCTTCACCATAACTAACTGTTGGACTTTCGCTAATACTTTGAAGTTGTGTTTCCAAAGCACTAATATCCAAACCAGCATGTACATGTGGTTTCTCTGGTCTATGACCGGCTAAACGAATTACATCATGTTGTTCGTGGCCACTTGGATCTTTTGCATCGATAAATTTGATAACCTTAATTAAGTCGTCTGGACTAGCACTTCCAAATTCACCGTCATCGAATGCTTTCTTAACTTTAATCTTAACTCTCATTCCGCCTAATGGGAAATTGCCTTCATCCTTGTTGTAGAATCCGCTGATGTATTTTAACATGCCTGGGAGACCTTGTTCTTGAGGTGCATCAAAACCAACATCTTGTGGAGTCATTCCGCAGTCTTTAATTATCTCAGCAATAGTTTTAATTCCACTACCTAAGTCAAGTTGTGTTTCTAAAGTAGCGCCTGCTTCTTTTGCTTTTTTAATTGCGCCAGCCATTCCCTTTTGTGCTAATGCTTTGGCAGAATCTACACCTGTTCTATTAGGATTTTTAGCTTTCTTAAATGAAGATTTTTTATCATCTTCGTCCCAAGGTGGGCTGTCTTTTTTGTCTTCTGCTACCGGCGCAGGTGCAGGTTCAACTGGTGCTGCTGGTTCTGCTGGTGCTGCCGCGGCTGGTTCTGCTGGTGCAGGTTCTGCTGGTGCAGGTTCTGCAGGAGCTGTTGCAGCTGGCTCTGCTGGTGCAGGTTCAGTTCCTTGTTCGTCGGAAGGAAATGTTAACTGATTCAATAGCTCTTCGTGTTCTGTTTCAACCCAACCTTTAATTAAATCGTTCAAATCTGTTTCTGCTGGTGCAGCTTTTAATGCATCAATAAAACTTGGTTCATCAATTAAACCTTTTAAAGTCATAACAGCATTATCACCATTTGGTCCTATTTGCATATTTTGTGCAAGGATTCCGTTTAATTTTTCAATAGCGGCAGATTTTGCATCTTCATTAGGACTAAGGATTTCATTTTTGTCTTCACGAACAATATCGTCTAAGAAAGATTCATATTGTTGTTCTGGTGATTGAGGCTTAATACTTCTTACACCTGGATTCTGTTGATAGAACTGCTGTAGTGCATTTGGCTGTTGTGCTGTTGCAGGTTCTTGGGCAGGCTGAGAACTTTGTGCTGGTGCAGCTTGTTTTGCCAAGCCTGCTTTTGTCATAGCTGCCATTGTTGCTGGGCCAAGATTCATGCTTGTACCAGTTTGTCCATCTTTGACAGTAATGTAAGGAGCCATAGATCTCACTATAGCGCCACCGCCTTCGTTTTGATTGCGAAGAATATATGTATTACTTTGTGTATCAAGTACTGCTTTTCTATCTGCACCAAAAACATTTATAGTTGTTAATACAAAACCATCGCCTAAATCTTGACCACCTTGTGCTTGTTCACCCAAGATATCATCAACACCTAGTTCAACAACTGGTAATTCGCTTTCATCTACAAATTTATAAATGTATGGAAAGACCGATTTTAATTCTTCATTAAATGTACGAATAGTTAAACGATCGATTAAATCGTTAGCAACTTCTTCGGGAATCATTTGTTCTTCTTGTTCTTGGAAGTTTTCAACGTATGTATCGTAGAAACTACTGCGTTGTAATTTATTGATTGTTTCTTTAATTTCTTCAATGCGTTCCATTACACGGCTTGTAACATTTGCCATTGCTTCGCTTAACTGCTCTTGGCGGCTAACATAGCCTTTAAATTTACGTAAGTGTGCTAATTCTTCGCTAAGTCCGCAAATGTGTTGTCCAATATTATCGTAAGGGTTGCCGCCGTGTTTGATATGTTCTGCTAATGCACGAGCACCATTTAAGTGTCTATAAGGATACTTGAATCTTTCTCCTTCTGCATTTTCAATGTAGATGCTTTCAATGTGCATTGTGCGACCTGCGGGTAATTCTACATTAATTGGTTGACTATGTTTAATAACTAAGCGAGCTTCGCCTAGATCTTGATAGCTAATTCTGTTGCTACCATAAAGTTTATTTTCCATAATTGCGGGCATAGTTGGCATTTCCTTACGTTTAGCCTGGTACTCGTAATCTCGTTTATCCAAGTTACTTTTTCCAATGTTTTGTACGTCAAAATTTAATAATCTGTCTTTTGCAAATTGTCTAAAACCGCGTATGAATCTATAAGCACCGTGATGTGTTACGTTTTCATCGTCTGTTAAATCACCACTAACTTGAATTACAATACCGTCCTGTGCGTCTAGTGTAATTGCAATAGTGCCCAACGGAACCCCGTTTTCTTCATACTCAAATTCAAAGAATCGAGCGTTTGGAATGTCTTCCTTTTTGCTCAATACTTCTGCGTTTTCATCACCGATTTTAATGTTGCGAAAACGGGTCTGTATTTTACCATACAGATCTTTAGCGATTTTATCTAAATTTGCGTCCATGTTATATTTATCAAAGGTTTGAGGAAACGAATATAGGCAACGGTGGTTCCCAATCGTCATTTAGCTCGTCATTTACACTCATAAGCTCAAATACTTTAGGGTCCCAATCTGCTAAAATTACGCTCATACGAATAATCAGCAGTAGTGCAGCAATTAAGTCGTCGTGTTGCCCTTCTTTAGCTTTGAAGCTTACTCCGCTGGCGATAAAAGTTTTAAGCTCGCTAATCAATATTTTGCTATTGATTTTCATCTTATCTTCTTCGATTAGATACTTTAAACGGCTACAAGCTGCTATTTTATTGCCAAATGTAGTATTAAAGCCCTTGCGGAATTTGCGTACATGTCCTTTTCTTATAGGCTCACTAACAAACAATCCTGGGAAAGTTTCTTCGCCTAAATCAGTAATGACTACAAGAGCTGCTTCTCCAACCGTGTTGTTTTCAACACTCCAGTATACACTATTTGTATACTCTTGTCCTATTTCGTTTTGTATGTATTTCAGTACATCTCTAAAGATTTTAACTTGATCTTGTACTATAGTTAAGTTATGTTGCCACTCTGCAACTTGAACCATGCTGGGCAATTCAAACACTTGAATACCTGCATAGTCGCCGCCTGTTCCTAAGCACGGATCTAGTGCCGCAAGATATAAATTTCCTGGTGTAGGTTTCTTAAACCAGCGTACTTGTCCTGTTTTATATACAGGGTCTCGTCCTAAAAGTTCAGATAGTTTAATACTATTAATTAGTGTTTCATCAAATACTAAAAATTCACAACCATATTCTCGACGGAAACGTTCTTCACCAATACGTCCCATCTCATTTCGTTTCCATTCTTCGTCACGGTCTGGGTGTTCATGCCATTCTGCTCTAAACCCATGAAAACCGTTTCGTCCTATCTGATCTTCTTTTATATTCCCGTATTCGTCGTATAAGTCTTGACTTTCCTTCCAGATAGTAGCAAATGTATCTTCATCGCTGTTAGGCGTTGAAGTTAAAATTGCCTTACCACCAGTCGCTAGTGTTGGAGATATTGAAGTCCAAAATTCTTCAGCAATATTAGGTTGTACGAATGCAAACTCATCGCAATACAATAGGGAAATTGACATACCACGACCAGTATTGCCGGTAGTAGTAGCTGATACAATGCGTGATCCATTATCAAACTCCATTGAGCCCTTGTTATAGTTTACAACACCGCAACGTATATGGTCAGGGCATAATTCGTAACCATATCTAATACGTTGCATAATTTCTTGAGCACCTGTGTATTTGTGTGCAGCAACTAGAATTGTTTGATCTGGATGAAACATAGCATACCATAACAGATATCCAGCTGCACATGTTGTCTTACCACTTTGACGTGGCATCATGTTAATGTTAAAACGAAAATCATGATAGCTGTGCATGAGTCGTATTTGATAATCATACGGCTCAAATTTCATCTTACCTTTAGTAGGATGTTGTATGTGGAAAAAGTTTTTTGCAAAGTGCAGATAACCCTCAACTGGGTCAGCACACATTAACAAGTCCTGTACTTGTGCTTCCGTAAACTTTTCTTTAGTATGTGCCTTTTTGGTTAAGACACCATCTAGTGATTTTGCCATAACTTTATTTACATAAAAAAAGGGCTCCGAAGAGCCCCTTTTGATACTGCTGACGAATTAAATCATACTTGCTACACCAGCTTGTGCCCTGCCTGCAGGTGTATCAGGAACATTAAACTTGCCTTCTGGATCTATAACGTTGGCATTACCATACGGAATAGTTCCTGTGGGTTGTGGATTTGGTGGTTTTGGTCTTGGTTTATCTTTAACAGCATAAATTCCACACCACTTGAACTTTTTAAGACCTTGTTTTTTAGCCTGTGCGTATGCTTGACTAAATGTTGGTGCATCAATTGTTGGAATTTCATTAGTTGGTAAATCTGGTGTTGCTTGAGCTACATTAGTTGATGCTTGAGGAATGTTACCCGATGCAACATTCATTGCACTTTGCTCTGGTGGTGCTGGTTCTTCATTAATTTGTTCTAATCGAGCTTGCAATTCACGAATTTGATCTGCTAGAGTTGACATATTAGTTTCCTTTGATACTTTCGTATTTAGCAGCTAATTTTGCAACAAGTGTTTCGTGCATACGCATTGGATTTCCGCCGCCATTAGCTTTTTTGTATTCATCTTTTTCACGGTGCAAGTCATCACCACTGTCTGGCGTTGGAACTTGTGTTGGCTTTGGAGAGTTGTCAAACTCTTCTTCTGCGCCAATGCCTACTAGAACGTCGTCGCTGTCTTGTCCGCCAGCATTTTCTATGTTACGTAGTATATCTAACAGGTCTTTAATGCCGCCAGCACCACTTCCGTTCATGCTAACATTCATTGTAACGCTGTCTGGTTGTTTATTAGCACCTGGCATATCCATCATGCCTCCGCATTCACCAGTTAGTATATCGTCATCGTTGCTAGGCATAACACTAGTTGGGCTACCTGATGGTTTCATCCCGTCATCACCACATTCTTCCATGTCTTCAATATCTGAAGGACTATCAACTGGTTCCATTGGAACTGCTAAAGGTGATTCGTCTATTTTTTTTATTTTTAACAATAAATCTTGAAAGTTCATTATTTTACTCCAACAGTTTTAGCTGTTGGCTTTTTAACTTTCGTGCTGCCAACGGGGCTTTTTGTATTAACTTTTGCAGTATCTGCCGCAACAGATTCTGATGGTGCTTTAGATGCTAGAAGTGCATCATTGACACCTTTGTATTGTTCAAGAGTCTTTTTGTCTTTCATTAACTCTTTTATCAAACTCATTTTTTGTTTTTCACCAACAAGTTTTTGACCTGCTGATTCTGTTTCGTATTCTTTGTTCAGCAATGCTTCACCTGATTTGTTATCGTTTGCATGATTAAGTTCATCTTCTGCTGCTTCTGCCAAATTACGAACTCTTACGCTATCAATTGGACAACGGCATTTTTCTGCAATTAAAGCTCTAACTTGTTGACTAGTAACTGGGTAAGCTGTGCAAACATCAAACATTGTAACATTTGTGTTTGCGATATGTGGGAAATCTGCATGAGTTTCGGCAATAGGTAAACGCTTGCCTGCTGAGCAACTTTCAACTTTGTACTGAGCAAGAGCTGTTTTAATCATTTCGCCTGCTTTTTTATAATCACCGGCTAATTTGACTTTAAACTCGTATACTTTCTTGCTTTCTGTTAGATATTCTTTAAATGATTTCATAATATAATCCTGATACTATATTTATTTCATATTCTTTAATTTTTCCAGTAGGCTGTTACGATCCGTAATAATTACGCCGTCACCACTGAGATTTACACCGTTATCTTCAGTAGTTTCCTGGTCAAGTTTTTGTTTCTTAAGTTGTAGCTCAATCATTTTGAGCTTCTTATCAATCTTTGCAGCTTTAGCATCAATAGCGTTTTTAAGTGCTGCTTGGGCAACTTCAAAAATACGTCCGCTATAGCGGGCTTCAACATTCATACCTAGATCCATAAGATCATCGTAGGCATCTGTAGCTCTTTGTGCTAGAGCGTCAAACTCGCTGTCGCTTGCATCGCCCAGGCCTTTAACTTGCGGTAAAGCTGCACTAATTTTGTCAAATTCTGCAATATCTCGCAAAAAAGGTTGTGGTTTGCTTACTTCAGCTTTGGCTGCTTTTTTCTCCTCGTCCTTGATAATTTTTTTGCTCTCGGGGAGGTTTAATAATTCTTCAAGTTTTTTAGTCATACTTTACTTATGCATTACCATTATGGAACATATCATTTTCGTTTAAGATACGAAACTTAATTCCTTGCTGTTTGCACCAAATATTTGCAGCAGCCCACTTGGCTTGGTTTTTTACATACTGAGCTTGGTTGTATTTGTTTTTGCCCACACGTTCTAGTATTGTCTGGCTTGCAGGTTTTACTTCAATTAATTCTACGTGCATGACGTTGTTTTTATCAACGTACTGAATAAAAAAATCAGGCACATATATTGTTTGGCGTCCAGTTAACGGATCTCGATATGGGATGCTAATTGCTTCACTTGCCCATTTTTGTACACTTTTATGTGTATCGCAAAATCTCATGAATTGAAATTCCCAACTGCTTCTGTATGTAGGCATTTTTGTTCCTACATACTTTTCTGGTTGGGTCATGTTAAATTTTCCACGGGCAAATTTCGCTGGCATATTATACTAAAATATTTCTGCTTTCGTATTCGTCAATGACACCAGCAACACGATAACCTAACACACTTATATTTTCTCTGTAGGCATTGAGAATTTGAGCCACTACTTGACTCAACTGAACATCAGTTAATGCTTTTAACGAATCAATTAATTCAAAAACATTAACGTTATCTTCTCTGGCTTGATTTAGTAATACAATACCTGTGCTTCTTGCACTTTCTTGATCAAAACCGTGTTGTAAGAAAAACCCAACAACTGCATCAATCTGATTGCTTGGAAAGCTGACTTGATTTACATAGTACTTGTCAAAGAACTGTTTTACTTCGTTACCCGAGTCAGCAGATGATTGTAAAGGTAAATTTGTTGGCATTTCATTATCCGTTATTAATGTTGAGATTTACTTGTTTAGCAACAATAGTATTGTTATTTTGTTGGATATTAATATTAATTTGAGGGAAACTAAAATTTTGTAATCCGCCAGTTTGGGGAGTTGTTTTCACAGCCGAAACAATTTTTGTTAAACCTGTATTTTGATTTTCTTTTGTATTTTGATATGTGTTAAGTTGTGAAGCAACAGTATTTGCAACTTCCTGTGCATTTAGTGACAATCCGCCAGTAAAGGAAGAACCCTCTGATCTTGCGCCATCACCTGGCTGAAGTGAACTTGGAGTTTGGTCGTAGTGTTCAAATCCAAATCCTTCTGGATCACCAACAGTTACGGTTCCATTTCCGTAAGCTACTGCTTCATAGGCAATTTGCATTTGAAAATCGTGCGGAGCATTTCCGTTTGCATAGTCTAATTTATTGTGATTAAAAGAATTAATAACAGGATTTAACAATGTGTAGCTGACATATTCGTGTCGAGCCATTTGATAAATTGTAATATAATTAAAAAACGGTGCTGTACTTCCGTTGTCTAGGCCGTAAGGTTTTGTAATGTAGTTACTGTTTCTTGTTGCATTTCTTTTATATGCACTAGGATCTAAAGAACTAGTCGAGTCAGCATAGTAATAACTGTAGTAATTTTGCCATAGTTGGTTAATTAGCCCCATATTATCATCGTGGAATACAATGTTGATAGGTTCATATTTGTGCGTTGACTGTACGTTCTTTTTTCTGTTGTATTGATTAAGAGTGTCTATAGATACTTTGTAGTTAGGCAAATCACACGACTTTACCAGTACATTAATCTCATTTCTATAACGCTGTACAAGATCAATATTTTTTAAAGCAGCTTGATTAATGTTAAATGCCACATGAAATAAAAACTTACTTTTAGGAGCAAGCCTAAACTGATCGTCCGTAAAAACACGAGCTGCGTGAGCATAGTCTTTCAACGTCACGTTGCTGGGTCTGTATAAAAATAAGTTAGATGAGAATGCCATACAATTATTTATCTATGGTTATTAACTGAGTAGTTAATGAAAACTCATAAAAAAGGCCTACTAAGTAGGCCAATTTTATTATCTTGATCCAGCTGCTGTAGCTGCTGTTCCAGTACGTCTTGAAGTTGGTGCTTCTGCGCCGCCAGTAATTTGAATACAGTTATCTGGTTGAATTGTTAAGTCAATTGTTAACATTTCCTGGTTACCGTAACTTAGTGTATTGTACTGAGCTTGACGTACATAGCAACCATAGCACTCCCATGTTTCAAGAATGTTAGGTGTTTGTGCGCCATTGCCGCCGTCTAGCATTTCAACACGCATTAAGAACTTGTAGTCGCCGCCTGATGCTGCACTTGACTGCTCAAAGAAGTCAAATTGTTTTTGCATCTGTTCGCCTACTAGTTTTGAAACTTGTCCTGTAACATCATCACGTAATTTAACTGTCATTTCGCTCCATGCTGGGCGACCTGCGTAGTTAATTGTTGAGTTGTAAACCATAATCTTTTGATTTTCAAAAGTGATTTGTGGACGAGCTGCGTCTTGAACTTGCTTAGTTAATTCTGTTGTTGGTGTTGAAACTCCAAAGTTTTCAAACATCACTCTAAAGCGATATTTTAACTTTGGCATCAACATACCTTGAGCACTGGCTGATTGGTCAGTTGCTAAAGGTACTGTAAATTTTGATAAACTTGCGATTGCCATTTTGTATGCTCCGTTGTTATTATGCTAGGCCCTTGATCTCGCCAGTGTTCTTTAAGCGTAGTGGAATATAGATAAATTCAACTGCTTTAACTGGTTCAATCGCAACGTCTAGGTAAAGTTCGTTTCTGTCAATACGTGCTGGTGTATTATTACTTGTATCGCATACTACAATGTAATCGTATAGAGCACGTTGTCCTACTAACTCAAGTAGCAGACTTTCTGCTGCACCTTTAAGTTCATCTCTAGTAATTTTGTCGTTTGGTTCAAACACATATGGTTTTGCTAATAGTGCAAACTGACGACGTAAGTAAATTACTAAGCGGGCTACATTAATACGATCTAATGCTGAAGCATTTTTAGCACGAGTGTACTGTCCGTAGTTAACAAGGCCTGTTCCTGTAATAAATGTGATTGGGTTAATTTTACTGTCAGCTAGTGTATCTCTTTGTCCAGTATTCAATGATACTGACTGGAATTCGCCTTCGCTGGTAATATAACCAACTGCTGTTGCATTTGTAATTCCACCACGACGTGTACCTGCTGGTGCAAACCATGGATAACTTACTTGGTCATTTAACGCAATAGTACGTAAAATCATGTGACTTGGAGGAACAACAATGTTGTTTCCAGCATTGTCGCTAGTGTAACCCCATGGATAGAACACACCTAAATATTCATCGCTTGATACAAGTCCTGAATCATTATCTTCAACTGCACCTGCAACGTTTTTACCCCAGTTGTTCAATGTTGTAGCATCTGGTGTTAAACGTGCTGGTGTATCGCCTACTACAAACGCTGTTAATCCACGGTCATAGTTTAGACTAATCATTTCTCCAATTAACTCTGGATAACCTGGGCAAGCAATTAAGTTGAATACACGACTTTCTTCGTCACGTAAACTTTGATTGCTGTTTACAAGAGCTTGTAGTGCTTGGATAACAACTTTACGTTGTGCCTTACGGCCAAATGTTCCTGCACCGTTTACTTGGTTGCCGGACTCTGTTACCCAACGATGTGGGTAGTATGATGACATAGATGCGCCTTCTTGTCTTTCGTTATCAGCAAGTACATCAATGCTATCACGTACAAATTTCTTAACGTTAAATCCTGAACGACGTAGATTCCATAACAACATTCCCTTTGGATATAGTGCTGGATCTGGAGCATCTGGATCTAAGAAGTCGCTTTGTAGTAGTTCTTCAATTGTGCTTTCTGTTGGTGCTGTAGATGTTCCACCGTCTACACCCCAACGAGCATCTGCAAAAATAATGCCGTCTTCTGTTGTTTGGTCACCAGTATCGATAGCAATCCATTTACCTAAATCTGCATTGTATTTGTACAATGATGGATAATTCTCTAAATCGCTAGTATCAATCCATAGATCGCCAGTAACTAGATTTGTACCGTCTGATTGTGTTTTTGGTTTTGTAGCTGATACAATTGGTCCTTTAGGATCAGTTAATTCTTCGTTAGTTGCTGACCAATAAGGAGATGCAGTATTAGAAAGACCAGCGCCTGCTTCGTATTGATAACCAACCCATGTACTACCATTGTGTACTAGGATATCAACTTCATCAACCATTGAGTTGTACCATAAGCGACCATCTGCTGCTTCTGTAGTTGGAGCTGTGTCACTTGTTGTAACATCTGCGTATGGACTCCATAGTGTAGCAATAAAGTCATGTCCTTGATCGATGTCAGTGTAGAAGTTTGCTGTTCCTTGGCCAACACCGTTTACATCAACAGTATAAGGAGTAAACAAGTCTCCAATTGCCGAACCTGATAAATCAGCAAAGTGAATGTCGCCGCCATCGTTATGACGAATTAAAACTGTTCCTGTTGAAGTTTTAGATACAGAAACTCGGCTTGTGATTGGGTTAGAACCCCAAGTTGCATCACTTAACTTAGCTGAAAGTGCAGAAACAAATTCATCTATACCCGCTGATCCTGTAAATTCTACTGTCAATGGATCTGAAAGTGTTGTTTTACCTTTAACAGTTTCTTGAATTGTGAATGAATTACTTCCTGCGGTTGCAAAACTTGAGAATGAGCTTAAAGAAACAATTTCTGTTGCTCCTGATAATCTACGGGCATAAATTTTAAAGTTTGCCATGTTTGGATTATCATTTGTTGTTTGCTCTTCAATGTTGTATTTTACATACAATGAATTCTGTGTTAAATTAATGCCGCCACCTGATGCATCTAAATTCTTTAATGCTTCAGCGTTTGAACCGTACAATGGAGCAGACTTTTCAGTCCAGCTGCCAGTTGCGCTGTTGTATACTTTAATTCTCCAACGAGCACCTAAATTTGGTTCTGTTGTTTTGACCCATACAGATCCAGTTGGGACGCCTTGAACGCTTGAACTTGAACGTTTGAAATCTGGAACTGTATAGTGTGGGCTAATCTTAAGTGTTGGAGCTTTAAAAGTTCCAGTTGTTCCGTAGCCTGTTGGCGTTGGAACTAGTCCTAGTTTTTGTACACTGGTTCCGCTTACTGAAAAATCTAAACCTGTTGTATATAGTTCTAAACGATTATTAATAATTGCTGCAGTAATACCGTGTGCATCAGTTTCATCGCCACCGCCTTGACTAACAGTATTAATGTCAGTTACTAATGATGTCAATGAAGTATGACCAGTGTAGTTGTTTGTGTTTCCATCAACTGTGATAGATAGTGTATCACCAGAAAGCAATGTTGGGTTACTAATTCCGCCTTGTGCAGCAGGCCAACTTGCGACCCAGTTAGAAGAACCAACTTCTACCCAAATACCTGCTGAAGTATCTGTTTTTGCTTTTTTAAAC